CTGATTGTCCGTCTAGGATATCAAAAGAAGTAATAGAAGGATAATAACTAAAACAGTTCCATAGCTCCAACTCATCAAGTCGCATCCTAGGTACTTCTTGCGGCTCAAAACCTCTTTGAATGAAAGCTGAAATAGGCAGTCTATAGAAGACAGCACCATTTTCCATAATACAATGAAAGAGTATAGGACGCCCTGTAATCGATGCAATACCAAAAATAATGCAGTCTTCCACTTCTCCATGATGTTCTTTAAGGTCATAGAGATATTCTCTTCTGATCTGTGAATAAGTCACAGGAATATTTGCGTTCAGATAAGCCATGTAGCATATAGATTATGCTAGAATGATTATAAGTACTATAACAGCTATCACTACAGCTGCGGCTTTTTTGTTACCCATTGCTAAGTTATAGATTCTCTTAGCGTGTTGTTTAACTTTTTCCATAGTTTTCTCCTTAATGTATGTCACCCCAGTTTTTACCGGATTCATAGTCTACCTTGTTAGGTATCTCCAAGTCAACTGCAGATTCCATAATCTCTGTTATTTGTTTAGCTTGTTTATCACTTTCTACAGAAATATCCAGCTCATCATGTATTTGTATGTGAGGAATTATTCCTTGTTTATATAGTTCTAACATAGATTTTTTTGTCATATCTGCGGCAGACCCTTGAATTAATTTGTTCAAAGCTTTGTAGGTATATGCTCTTCTAATACCTGGTCCATGTTCTTGAACAGCTTCATTGAAAGGTAATGCTTTATGCATACCAAAACTATTAGGTTCCCAAAGATGGAATCTGCATAGTCTTCCACCTAAAGTTCTAATCTGTCCTCTGTGCTGTGCTCTATTAGAAACAGATTTCATTAAAGTTTTAACAAAAGGAACTCTACTGTGATAAATAGAAAAAAGTTCTTCTGCTTTTTCTTTACTGACTCCTAGTTCTGCTTGAAGTTTAGCTTTACCCATACCATAAAATAATCCTAGGTTAATTGTCTTAGCTTGTGTACGTGGAATATCAGCCATCTTTGCAACGATAGTGTGAAAGTCTGCATCACCTTCAAGGTAAGCATTCTTTACATTAAAGACGCTTGCGTCTTGATCCAGGGATGCATAGTGAACTACTAATCTTGGTTCTTGTTGATTGTAGTCAAAGCATCCCCACTCGCAATTTGATTCTGGAAGAAAGAGGGATCGAATCAAAGGACCTAAGTCTTTATTACGAGCAGGAATTTGTTGTAGATTCGGATTAGAATAACTAAACCTTCCGGTTACGGTTCCCCCGCTGTCCGATCTAATTTGATTAATGTCTGCATGTATTCTACCTTTGTGTTCATATTTAATAATGGTATCAATGAAGGTAGTATGTGCCTTGTTTATTTCTCTGGCTTTTGCTATAAGTTTAACTAAAGGATGTTCATGAGACGAAAGGAAATTTTTTGTAAATGATGGAGAATTTGTTTTGGCGGTTCGCTCATACGGTAGGTTTAGTTTTTGAAAAACTTTCTCGATACTGCGTGCTGCCCATATTTGCACATCTACTTGTGTTTCTTTTTCTATTTTGTGTAATAATTCTTTCTCTTGTTCAGCTAATTGTGACTTTAATTTATGGGCTCCTTCTACGTCTACACGAACTCCTAAGAATCGCATATCAACGAGGCAAGGAAATAAGTCTGTCTCTAATTCAAAGATAGACCCTAGATCCTGGTCGCTTATTTCTTTTTGCATGACTCTCCATAACGCTAAAGTTATTTCTGCGTCACGTTCTGCATAGTTACCGACATACATCGCTGGTAACTTCCACATATCTGCTTTAGGATTAATTCCCCATTCCTTAGCAGCATTATTTAATTCTGTTTCGTTTTTTCCTCGGCCAACATAATCCCAACCCAATGATCCAAGATCAAATCTATATCTATTTTCATTGACGAGTGATGCTGCAATCATGGTGTCATAAAGATTACCATTTAATTTTATTCCCATCGCACGAATCCAACACACATCGTACATTGCATTGTGAAAAACTTTATCCGATTGAGATCCACAAACGTCTCTAAACCATTGAATTACCTTACTTTTTTCGAGGTTTCCCCCACCTTCATGATCGAAAGGAAAGTATCCTGAGTAGCCATCAACGGCCACCGCGATACCTACAACTTTACCTTTACCAGTTACAGAACCTGATCCCATTGATCTTAAATCTGGATCCTGTGTTTCTAAATCTATTGCAATTGTATCTGCTTGTCTTAAGTCTGGAAATTCAGTAGGCTTAACCCACTCTGTTTGTGCTTCAATCATTTAGTTATTATTCCCCATGAGTTGTCTTTATCTTCGTTTGGTTTATTTTCTTTTTCAGTTTCGTAATCTCTTTCAATAATCATTTCAATAAAGTGGATTGCTTTTTGTAGGTCTTGTTTTTTTCCTTTCATTCGATGTCTCAAGATATATTTTATAACGCATCCTTCCGGATAAAGCAATTCATTTTCAATTACAAATTTACTTGGCTGAATTTTAAAATTTTGATAATGGGATCCTCCGATTTGTTTATCATATGGGTTTTTCATATTTTAAATTCCTTTAGTTTGTTTTTTGATTTTATTAAAAATAAATTCTCAATTGTTCGGGTCATTCCTACATACCAAACTCTGAATTCTTCTTCTTGTTTTGCTTGAGATTTTTTAGCGCCTTTGATAGTATTCGCTGTTTGGTTTAAATATAAAATTACATTGTGTGCTTCTCCACCTTTCGCTCCATGAATTGTAGAGACTTTTATTCTTGGTTCTTTTAATAAATCTTCCCCATTATCTAACATCGCACGCATATAATCTCTTTTAGAAATAGAAACATTATTAAATGCTTCATACCAATCAGCTTGAAAATCTATTGTTTTACTTTTTATATTTTCTAAAATTCTTTGATGCTGAATTTCAGGAAGAGATTCCCCTGCTTGAATTTTTTTCCAATTTAAAATATCTTCGTATAAAGTTTTCCCCATACTATTCCCTTGATAGGTATTAAAGAAGTAACCTTTTCTTTTTAAATATGCTGGAATTTTTTTTAAAAGAGAATTGGTTCTAGCTAATATCAACCAGTCTCCTGTACTCATATCAATTCCATTAATACTAAAACGTTCATGGATAAAACCTAAATCATTTTTAGGTAAATAATCTTTAGCTAATCTATTAATATAGATTCTAGAAATAATACTTAATGCTTTTTGTTGAATGACTTGAGGAACTCTTTCCGATTTATCTAATAAAATTTCTCTAGACTTCCATTTAATAAAAGAATCAACATCAGCTCCAGCCCATCCAAAGATAGCTTGATCATCATCACCTGCAATCCACACATCACAATTAGTATCTTCTTCAATTTTTTTAATCATAGACCATTGAATTAAAGATAAATCCTGAGCTTCATCGACAAAGATAACTTTAAATTTGGGTGTATTTCCTTTGTCTAAAAATTGTTGAATCATATCAGTAAAGTCTATAAGGTTATGGGCATTTTTATAATTATTAATTTCTTTTTCTATTCCAATTAATTTTCCTCTACTAATCCAACTTAAATGTTCATTACGATCAAATTGTTGTTCGGCAGTAATCTGTCTTACTCGTGCTAGATTAATGAGACTTAGGTATTCACTACTAGAAGAAAAGATTCCGTTAAAGTTATTAGCCTCATAGGACGCATACTTAATTTGAATACCACAGGTCTCTCCAATTGCTTGGTAGTTCCCTTCTTGCATTACGTTTTCTTCCTTAAGCCCTAGATTATTAAAGGCTAAAGAGTGTAGTGTTTGAAAATATTTAATATCTTTTTTAGTAAGATCCTCATTCTTGGCTAAGAATCTATCTCGTGCTTCACTTGCTGCTTTACGAGTAAAGGCAAAATAACCTATCTGATCATGTGGCACCCCATTTTGTACATACTTATGTACTTCATTTAAAAGTCTTCTAGTCTTTCCTGTTCCTGGTGGTCCTACTACTTTATATCTCATTAATAATTAGTTCCTTTTCGGTCTATTGGTTTATGTTCTATTTGTGGTGTAAATAGCTGAGATAGTTTACAAACTTTTAAAGTTTTACCATCAACATTTAAAGAGTGATCGAACTCTACATTACTTCTGTCTTTTAATTTTTGTGCTATTTTTTCTTCAGGAATCTTCCATCCATTACCTAGGTGTTCAATAAAGGAAGTAAATCTAAAGTAATGAAAACCTTCTTCAGTAAAGCAAGATCCATTATGTATTTGTCTTCGCTCTTGTGCTTGTGGTCCATTAATACAATATTGATATAGTTCTTCTTCGAGTCTATCTTCTAGTTGAGTTCCTTTAGGTGGTGTAATCTTTTGTCCGTTCTTACGCCATTCATTTAATTTTGCTCTAAAATCTTTTGGTTTAAGTGGTTCAAAGTACACACCAGTTTGTTGCCACACTAAATTTAAAACTTCTTTCTGAGTAGTCATTAGTTTTGTATTACTTATTATAACTTGAATCTTGTCATCATTAGGCATAATGACATTGAATCTGTACTCTGGTTCTGCATAAGCTATCATTTCAAAATCTTGAATCTCTGGAAAAACAGAAATGCTATCTGATCGTACACCGAATGGTCTTTTATAACATAGACCTCGCATACATTTATCTTTAATAGGTTCTTCATAACAAGTGTGACCTGCTGTTTCACCTTTCCATGCTTTAATTTTTGAATCTAGTTTTGCTTTATCCCAAGGGTGTTCTAGATAACTATAGTTGGCTGCGGATACTTGGTCTGGCCACTTATCTTTATATTTCTTTTTAGCAAAGACCATGTAGTTATACATAAATCGATCTCTACCAT